AAAGACCTTTGAGTTTGACGATGAACTGTCTGATATCGGTAAGGATGTTGTGCTAAACAAGGCACGCCTTGGTTCCGAAGTGGATCAATGGTTTCCTACCATGATGAAGACTCGCATCAACTATAACGAGAAGGATGATGGATATTCCATCTATGAGTTGTTTGCTGAAGACAGATTTCTTGATCGCATGGTAAAGGGATCAATGCGTCACTTCCGCAGAGACTCCTTGTATATGCACGCCTTGTCTTGCTTGCGTAACAACAAGAAGCCTGCTTTGGTGTCTGTGCCTGATGCAATGACTTGGATCAAGGCGTTTCAAACCAACAAAGAAATCTTCAAGGGTTACGACTTCATGCTTGAGCAAGTCAAGCAGAGAGAAGGAAACAACACAGGATACTTCCAACTGAATCAGTCGGATATCTTGAATCTGACGCGAGAGCAAGTTCAGCAACTCAAAGACGAGGGAGTGCTGCAATACAGGCACTTCTCTACATTTGATGTGAACTCTATGCCTGACGATAGGGTATACACCATTCGACTCTACAAGAAGGGTGAGCGTGTATTCCCAAAGGGATTTGCTGCTTTCCGTATTGGATACATTCAGGTTGCACACAACTTTCCGCCCATGACTGCCAAGTATTTGTACGAGCGGTTTACTGAACACGCCAAGGGACAGAAAGATCCTATCGTGATCTACGATCCGTCATCGGGATGGGGAGGTCGTATTCTAGGTGCCATGAGTGTCAAGGATGACCGCCGCATTCATTACATTGGCACAGATCCAAACCCTGATCTGTATTACATTGACGAAGACACAGGCGAAGAGCGTCCACGATACGCGGATGTTGCTGATTTTTACAACACCAAGACCTATCGAGGCAATCCTTTCTTTAGCGAAACAAATACCTACGAAATCTTCAGATCAGGTTCTGAAGAGGTTAGTAACAATCCTCGCTTCAAGAAGTACAAGGGCAAGATCGACATGATCTTTACTAGTCCTCCGTATTTCAATCGTGAAGCGTATTCGCAGGACGAGAATCAGTCGTACAAGAAGTACGGATCGTCTTACGAAGATTGGCGAGATAACTTTCTCCGACCTACTTTGAAGACCTGTGCTGAGTTCTTGAAGCCTGATCGGTATTTGCTGTGGAACATTGCAGACATTCAAATCGGTGGAGACTATCTGCCATTGGAAGAAGATTCCAAGAGATTCCTTGAAGAGTTTGGTTTGGAGTATAAATACAAGTTGAAGATGGCGATGGAGTCTATGCCTGGTCAAAATCGGTTGGACGAAGAAACTGGTTTGCCCATGTGTAAGAACTATTGCAAAGTGAATGGTGACTTTCTGAAGTATGAACCCGTTTATGTGTTTTACAAGCCAAAGGAGAAAGCATAATGGCAAAGAGCGAGTATGTCGTGAAAGTGGATAAGGATGAGAAGAAGCCAGTCGTAATGGATTGGACTTACATTTGGTTGGCTGGTGATGGTACTATTCGTAGTGCCAACTTCACTTCAGTTGGCGAAACTCCCAAGATACAGCGGTTCGATGGTTCTGCTTGCAAGCAGGCGTCAACTGATAACGCTGATTTGTTCTTGGTTCCAGTTCGCACCATCAAGGAGTCATCGTTTGAGGGAATTACCCGCGATAGCGGTCTTGTACTGTGCGAAGTACAGACTGCCGATGGAACTCCCCATGCATCTAATGTTCGTGCTGATCTTCGTAAGTTTCTCTCCAAAAACGATCTGGCATCTGTAAAGATTGGATTCGAGCAGGATGTTCTGTTGATTGATCCTGATACTCGTCAGCCTTATATGTGGCCAACTGGGAAGAATGAAAAGGGAGAAACCCAAGTAATCTTTCCTGGTCCTCAGGGCAGATACTATGGTGGTTCTGGCGACTTTCAGCGAGGCAGGGATCTCATTGAGTCTTTCTATGATCGGTGTGTATGGAAGGGATTACCAATGCATTCACACAATGCAGGAATCTGTCTGTCACAATGGTCATTTGTTACAGAAGAAACCGACGCGCTTACTGCGTGTGACAATCTGATTATCTCTCGGTATATGCTAGAAAATTCGGCAGAAGAGAGAAACAACCCACGATGCGTAATTAGTTACCAGCCAAAGAGTTTTCCTGGCACCGAGTGGAATGGCAATGGATGCGTAATCCGTATGTACATGGACAACTACACCAAGTCTAGCGGAAATGCAGGACTTGCTAAGGAAATCTGTGAAACCATTGGAGAGGATCACCGCGAACATATGGCAGCATATGGTGCTGGCAATGAGCAACGCCTAGTTGGAAAGACTGGCGGAATCAGCGACTTCAACAAGTTCTCTTGGGGATTTGGTGATCGTACTGCATCTCTGTGCGTTCCTACGGTTCCTCTGAATACGGATGCAGCGCATCTACTGTATATCGAAGATCGCCGTCCAGGCGCCAATGTAGATCCGTATGCAGGTGTTCTTGCCCTTTCTCGTAGCCTTGTCAAGACTATAAACTTGGCGCCATCTACAAAGAACGAGGCATTTGAACCTAAACTTGTAAAGTGACTTGACTCGTATGCGATTCGTCGTATACTTACGGTGTAATGAAAGACTACACCAAGACGCTTGAACGCGCATACGGTACTGAGCCAGTTTGGGGCGCAGAGTCTTACGCTTCTGATGAAGAGCGTGACTCTGCGCTCCAACGCGCTTTTACTTGGTATTGGGGCAAAGGCACTAACCGAGAAAAGAAGCGATGGGTTCTAGAGTATTGCAAGTATGCCAAGATGGATGCAGAGCATATCAAGTGCATTGCACAGAATGGCATCAAGAGTTATTCGGGCATTGGATATCTGTGCCGAATGCTCACTCGCGGCGCACCGCTGCCAGATGAAACCAAACAGAAAATTACAAACGAGATAGATGCGTTGAAGCGCAACGGTGCTACCATGCTTGCCAAGCGGCAAGATACCGCTGTGCCGTCTATCCAAGAGCGTACTGAACAGAAGTACCGCGAATACTTGGGAGACATTGATGCTTTCGTGGATTCGGTTGTAGACGCTTGTGTACGCAAGAGCGAGGTGAAGTTTGACCCTGTTGGGTGGGCAACAACTCGTGGTGTTAAGGCAATGCATTGTGGTAAAATCGCCACTTACATTGAGACAACTTATCTACAAGAGATGGCACTTGCATATGCTGGCAAAGACGAGCAACTGGTAGAAGGATACTCGTTCCTGACTAGACCGCGTTTCAAGAAACTCATACAGGTTCTATCTGAAACCGCCAACGCTTTCCGTACATTTGCAGACGAGAAGCGATCCGAGCGTAAGCCTCGTAAGAAGAAGCAGAAGAGTCCTAGCCAGATCACCAAGAAGATGAAGTACTTGTCCGAGTCGAAAGATTACGGCATCAAGAGTATTTCTCCTGAAAAGATTGTTGGCAGCGAAATGGTGGTTGTGTTTAACGAGAAGTACCGTACACTAACTGTACTCTTTGCTAAAGATCCGCGTGGACTCAGCGTAAAGGGAACCACCGTTACCAACTACGATGAAGGTAAGTCTGTTTCTAAGAAACTCCGCAAACCGAAGGATGTGCTGAGTAAACTTACTGGCGTTCGCGCTGTGCAAAACACTTTGAACTCTGTTAAGACTAAACCCGCAAAGATGAGCGGGAGAATCAATGAGAACTGTATTCTCATTGGAGCCTACTAATGATTCTGATTGACAACAACCAAGTACTGTTGGGAAGCCTATTCGCCCTTACTAAGGGCGATGCTTCTCAGTTTTCAGAAGACCTTCTACGACATACGGTGTTGAACATCTATCGTACATATCGACAGAAGTTCCGCGATGCCGGTGAGATTGTCCTGTGCCATGAGGGTGGTAAGTGCTGGCGTAACTCTGTATTCCCTCAGTATAAGCAGAACAGAAACAAAGCAAAGGCTGCCTCTGATGTGGATTGGAAGGCGATTTACGGAATGATTGACGGTATCCGCGAAGAGATTCGTGATGTGTTTCCGTATCGCCATATGAGGGTTACTGGAGCAGAAGCAGACGATGTGATTGCAACTCTGACCAAGCATTTCTCTGCAAACGAACAGATTGTGATTGTCTCTAGCGATAAAGACTTTCAGCAGTTGCAGATTTATCCAAATGTTCGGCAATGGAGTCCTGTGACTAAGGGATTTGTGCCGTGCAAGGAACCTACCGAGTTCTTGATCGACCATATCTTGAGTGGAGACTCAAGTGATGGTGTGCCTAATGTTCTATCTGATGACGATTGCTTCGTTACAGACGGAAAGCGCCAAACTCCTCTCACCTCAAAGAAGGCAGAAGCGATCCACGAAAATCTCGTAGTCATGGGCAACACCTTTGATGTTGGTGCAAATATGCCAGATAAGGTGAAAAGAAACTGGGATCGCAACCGATGCATGGTTGACTTCAGATACATACCTGTGGAGTTGGAGAAATCCATTCTGCAAAGGTATGCAGACTCCACTCCGACACGCAAGGGAGACATCCTCTCGTACTTGATGGAGCATAAGATGAAGAATCTAGTCGAAGTTGTCTCGGAGTTCTGATATGAGCAGAGAATGGAACAATTGGGACGAAACTGGTTCGTTTGAACGCTTTCATAAGGATCGCGGTATAAAGAAAAAGCAAAAGCGCGGCGACCGTCATTCGCAAAAGCAAAGAATGCGACAAGCATCTTCTGACATTGAGCGTTACGAAGACGATTCGTTTGAGGATTACAGAGATGAGCGCACCAAACAACGGTAAGAAAATTGTTGCTACTGGTGGTTGGAGTAAAGGTACGGCTAAACAACCTGCTGCTGCACCTGTTCCTACCCCAAATGTTCAACCGCAGCATCCACCTTCCTTGATGGAAAAGGTCAAGAGTGCAGTAGACGCTTATGCCTCGCGTGGAATAACGCAAGATAAACGATGCACAGATGACATCAAGAAAACTAGATTGGTTTCTTGTCATGGCGATCCCGAGCGCGGAATCGCCCCCTGTCCGTTTAGGCGTGATAGTAGCGCAGAAGAAGGTAGATACTACTGCGGTGAGTGTGGATGCGGAGACAGAAAGGCAACATGGCTAAATGCAAAGCAGCCAGATGACTATACCAAACTAGACTTTCCTAGAGTGGTATGCCCTCTCAATATGCCTGGATTTACCAACTACACTCCTAGTGCAGACGAAAGCGTAGAAAGAAAAATGCGATACGACTTTAGCCGAAAGGAGCAGATCGAAAGGCAAGTTGACCTAACGATCAAGCAAACCGATGCGTAGAATTAACAGACCAACTCGAACTGGCGGAGTATCCCGCCCCTCCCCTCAGCAACCAACCGATGCCCAAGCAAGGCAAATAAACTCTGCACCACCAAATCCTCAGAAACCTAAAGGTTGTGGTTGCAAGAAACCGAAGTGAAAGTATACTTTACAGACCCCTACAGAATGGAGACATAATGACTGCTACTGCAACTGAAACTGAAACTGGTATGAAACTCTCTCAAGAAACTCTCGCTGTTCTCAAGAACTTTGCTTCTCTGAACTCTAACATTCTCATTCGTCCAGGCAACACTATTTCCACCGTGACACCTGTGAAGAATGTCATGGCAGAAGCAACCGTGGACGAAACCTTTGACATTGAGTTTGGTATTTGGGACTTGAACAAGTTCCTTGGTGTGATCTCTCTGTTCAAGGAACCGATGCTGACCTTCGGAGAGAAGTCGGTCGTCATCTCTGATGCTACTCGCAAGAACGCTCCGAGCGTGAACTATTACTACTGCGAACCAAGTCTGTTGACTTCGCCAAAGAAGAGCATCACCATGCCCGATATTCTTGTGTCGTTCAAGTTGACGGCGGACAATGTTGCCGAGATCATGCGCGCCAGTTCGGTGCTACAGGTTGGTGATATTTCCGTGCGCGGGACAAAGGACAAGATCGAAGTTGTTGTCTTTGACAAGGCAGACAAGGGTTCCAATACCTACTCTATCGTTGTTGGTGAGAACAAGGCAAAGACCAAGTTCGACATCCACATGAAGGTAGACAATCTGAAACTCATGGCGGGTGATTACGATGTGCATATCAGCAAGAGCATTGTAGCCAAGTTCTCGCATTGCAGCAAGGATCTAACTTACTTCGTTGCGCTTGAGGCGACTTCCAGTACTGCCTCTAAGGAGTAAACATGACTGCTACAGCAACCGAATACCTTTGGGTGGAGAAGTACCGCCCAAAGGTGATCGCGGATTGTATTCTTCCGTCCGCAATGAAGAAGACTTTCACCGATATGGTGGAGTCAGGAGAGGTGCAGAATCTACTGCTATCGGGTGGTGCAGGATGCGGAAAGACTACAGTTGCCCGCGCTCTGTGCAATGAACTGGATAGCGACTGCATTATCGTTAACTGTTCTGAAGACGGAAACATTGATACTCTGCGTACTCGCATACGAAACTTTGCGAGTACCGTATCCATGTCAGGAAACAAGAAGGTTGTGATCCTTGACGAGTTTGACTACTCCAACGCCCAAAGCACACAACCTGCTTTGCGTGGATTCATGGAAGAGTTCAGCGCAAACTGCCGATTCATTTTGACCTGTAACTTCAAGAACAGGATCATTGAACCGCTA